TCATTGTGTCACCTTTCTCGTGAATGTGACCAATTATCTATTCGCATATGATTAGACCGTCAACAATAAATTTACACCATGACCAGCAAAGAACACAAAAAAACGATAGATAACCCCAATAAAATATGGCTGAAATGCAATAATAAAAAATTTTAAAATCACGATAAGATCTATCGAAAATTGGGATAAACCCACAAAATACTACTGGAAGGTCTAACCGCGATTTACTCGCAGTTTCTGCAGGTGATTTGCAGGGTGATTTGCACGCCTTGCTGGACCTATCGAAAACTGCAGGGAAACCGTAGAAAAACGGCAGGGAAACTACGCGAAAACGGTAGGGAAGAAATAGAGATCTGGCGGCATTTTCGCGGCATGTCGCAGCACCTGCAGCGCCCATAAAATAAGGTGCGTAGCAGTGCCCATAACTGTTACCGGACCCCTTATTTATATGACAAATACGGCCCTTGGTGCAGCATACGGCCCTTGGTGCATACTTTTGGTGCAATACCAGCCATCGCTGGCGCTCGCAGCCACAAGGTGCATGGGGGGAATCGCGGCTGGCAGGTATATCGTATACCCCCTCACAGTTTTCTTTCAAAAACATTTAGCACCCTAAAGACCCTTACCGTCACCTACAAGTTCCCAACGCATACACCAAGGACATTTATGGTGTGCTGCTCTGTTGATGTCACCTCTAGTTATCCCGATATCCTTTAGATCTTTATCTGAGTGCATCCTTAGTTTGTCTGCAGCCCAGTTAGCATTCTTGTGGAACTTATAGTCCTTCCACATCTGTAGTATATTCATAGATGTAACACCTATCTTAGTAGTTGAGGTTGATGATGTGGGTTACACTGGTGGTGCTCATCTACAGCATGTCATAGAAACTAGCAGAACCTTTAGACCTTACAGTTACCTTAAAGATCTAAAGGTTACCTATAGCTATACCTATATATACCAACAGGGGCCTACCCTAAGGGGCAACCTAATTGATTTCTTTATGTGTTCAGAAGGTTACCAGTAGTTACTTGAGGGAGTATCTAAGTTGTTTCCAAAGACTACAGCTAGACCCATGCCAGCTTGTGCTTGCACTCTTCTAACTTCATCCATGAGCATCTCTTCACGCCTTGAGGATATCTGTTGTTCTGCATCCTGTGCCATTGCGTCTACCCAATATTGGACTGCCATTGCCAGTGCATCTAATCTATCGTCATTTGATAGGGCACCTCTGTCATTGGTTATCCTAGTAAGCTGATACATCAATTGGTATCTGAGGGATTGTTCAGGTGGTAAGTGCTGGCAGCTATCGTAGTCTTCTTTGATAAGCTTTTTGTCCATCACTAGCTTGTGCTGGTTCATCACAGGTTCGAGGACATCGATGATGCGTTTCTCTTTCTGTGTGTTATGCCTGACCTCTGAGAGTGTCACAGGATATATCTTACTGAGGATTGGTGTCATCAGTTGGTTAAACATCCCGTCACCAAAGTTACTCTCAACGATAATCTCATTGACCTCTTCATCCCTTGCGATACCTGCAAGTTTCCTAAGAGCTTCCTCAGAGTAGCCACCAGCTACACCGCTACACCTTCTGACATAGAGGTATCCATTGAGCATCTTAACGACTGCATAGCCTGTTTCATCCTTACCTCTACCTGAGGGGTCAATGGACATTACAGACCCTGAGTATTCGATGAACTCATTGGGTATGTGCATAGGTTTGTGGTAGTGGTCACCATTGAATGCTACGTTAGGAAGTTCCTCTACTATGTACTCATTCCCAGATGCCCATACGAGCCTCTCAGGGGCCTCGTGAGTAGGGATGTCCATGACTAGTAGGTCACCTACCTTGAGAGGGTATCTCTCAGCGTCAGAGAGTCTTGTATCGAGCATGAACTGCAATGCGAATCCTGATCGACCATAGGAAGCTTCTCGTTCCATTAGGTCGAAGTCAGAGAACCTGTCAGGGTCTGTAGGAGCACCTTCTAGCTCTGGGTCATCTTCCAGTTCTTTAAGTATCTTTGGGGCTATCTTATTACCATAGCCTGTCATCTGGTCTTCGTTAGGGTATCTAGCGGGCCAGATGCGAACCTTGTAGCCTCTCTCAGGTAGTTTGTTGTATAGGCTTTCTTGGTTCTGTGGTGTACCTAAGTAGATGATACGTCCATCAGGTTTCAGGATAGCATCAAATTCCTTAACAGCTTCTGACAGTCTATCTCTCATGCCTTGTGTCATGGAGTTATTAGGTACTTCGATATCATCAGCAATAAGCACATCAGCACGAGACCCAGCTAACTGGCCTGTAATACCTACAGACTTAACTGAAGGTGCGTGTGATGCAGCCGCTGGTCCTACATCGAAGGATATCTTAGATTGCCTCTGTTCTTCTCTAGGTATCAGGTGGGCTAGTATGTCCATCTCCCTGATTAGCCTGAGGGTAAAGGTTGTAAAGTCATCTGCGCGTGTCTTAGAGGCCGACACGACCAAGATGTTTAACTGAGGGTTCATGTAAAGAAGCCAGACCACATACGCTGAAGTAATCCATGACTTTCCAACACCCCTGAAGGCTTCAACGATAATTCGTTTGTCACCATTCTGGATGTGTTTAGCTATATCATATTGTACTGGCGTAGGGTCTGGCAGGTTCAAGTGCTTCCATACTACGAACAAGAATTTCCTAAAGTCTGCTAGGGGGTCTTTATCCGTAGGGATGCCTAAGGATGTTGTGTTCTGAAACATCCCTAGTGGCGCATCTCGTTCTCATCTGCATCTTCGTCACCAAAGCTAGGCAGTGTCTTTACAAGCTCACCTAAAGGTGAACCTTCAGCCGCAAGTCCTTCAATATTATTATCTTTTAGGAACTGACGGGCTACGTTTAGATCTGAAGCTTTTGCCTCAGGGTCGTTGATACGGGCCAATAAGTTCTCAGCCAGTGTCTTGTGTAATAGCTCTAAGAGTTCTCTCTCAGTCATTTAATCTTCTCCCTAGCTATACCTTTAGACTTCTCGAAACTTCTGAGTCCACCAAGTCCTAAAAGGCTAAGTGTCAGAGTCATAAGTTCTCCGGTATTGAGCTTTGGTAATTCGATTTCAGGCATCCATATAATGATTGCCCATTCTGCAATTGGCATCAGGAAGAATTGAGTTAGTAGACCTAGAGCACAGATCCACATGATTGCTGGTCTAGCTCCGCTTACAAATATAGATGCGTGTTTGCTCTGCTCTATATTAGCCTGTGCATTTGCCAGCATAGCTTCACTCATGTGCTTTTCGCTCATGGTTGCTATTTCGTGTGCTAGTTTAGCTTTCTGGTCTTTATCTTCAATAAATTGGTCGAGCAAGTTTGCCACAGGCCCGACCAGTGCAGTTATAAAACTCATATAAAATCCTTAGTGAGGACTTCTGTTTGCCATTAATTCTACCGATTTTCGGATTGCCTTAATGTTCTCATCAATACGAGCCATAGCTATTGCCTGTGACTGTACTAAGTCCTCGATCTTCTCTACGCGAAAATCTAAATTAGTGATTGCCGCTGCGTTTCTATCAATGTCTGACATCATCATACTGACTGTCCAGACTATTGCTGCGCCTTGTACCACCAACCCGAATATCAGGGTTAGCGGTACAGACTTAGATAGATGCCAATTATCATCTGGCATTAATCGCGGGTGCCTTTAGGCCCTACTTTCCACCAGCGGTCATAGCTGGGTTCTTTCCACCATGCGACAGTACCACCAGTTACTTCTGGGTCATCGCGGGTGTATTGGTCTTCGCTATCATTGCCATAGACAATGAGTTCAAAGTCTTGTGGGTACAGGGCGTCACTGAAGTTATGCCCAATCCCATACTGATCTAAATTGTCGAGTGTAATGCTCATTTAAAAATCCTTACTTTTAATTCCAAGTCCTTCTACATTTTGTGCAAAAGAGCCTTCCCACCAAGAATAGTACAAACCTTCCATTTCAATGGATGTTACATCTGGATTTTTGAAGCTATCCTTGTATGAACCTAGTCCTGAGGGTTTTTTTGAATTGTTAATCATATATGAAAGGCTTGGGTCTGCGCTCTCTATGCACCGCCTTCCTCGTTCCTCTGCGTATTCCCAAAAGTCTGAAACAAACTCTGAGCCAGCGTAGTAATGAAGCATTATGATGTTTTCAGTTGCATCTATTACTGCGTTGTATCTCCGCTCTGTTAAGTCTTTTGGGTGTCCTGAGAACCAATGGTGACCCGCCTGTACGTTTATGGCGTCTACGTTACCAAAGGATGTAGCTTCTAACGGTTCTAAAAAGAATGAAGAGTTCCCATTGTAGGCTATGTTGCCTTTTAAATTTTCACGCCTTTTGTAGTTCTTGAATGAGAACGCATTTGTATCTTTACTAGGTACTAAATTGTACTGTTCAAATATATGTTTTACGTCCTCTTGTACCTCTTCCAAAGTGTTGATGTCTTTGTTGTACATATAACCGATAGAGCATCTGTTCTGTAAAGGAATACCGAATACCCACCCATATGGCCTAGCAATAGTTAAGGTGTGATTGAACCTTGGAAATTCCCAATAGCACTGCGTTACATATACAGAATTAACTGGTATGTAAGATGATAACTTATAGTCCTCATAATCTTTTGGTTTCCCAGAACAGTCTAAGATAAAATCTGCATCAAGGTTTGATACATCTACATTCATTCTCTTGATATTTACGTTCTTTGAAATCCTATCTTCCACATAGTCTTGGAGCTTCAAAGCGTTGAAGTGTATTGAGGTTGCTGGGCTTGGAAAGTCATGCAAGAAGGGTGTCTTGGTTTTACCCCATCCCTGCTTGTAAATTCCCGTCTTAATAGTTCCATCCACTTTATCGAAGTCTCGTGGTGAAAAGTTTACACACTCTTGTAAGCGTGTGGGCAGGGTCAGGTTTGCACCTTCCCCTACCGCCTGTGGTTTTATGTCTGGATCAAAATACCAATCCACTTCAACACCAGACCATTTAGTAAAGTAAGCTGCCGACATACACCCCGCCGTTCCTCTGCCTACCACTGCTATTTTAGTCATCGAGTATATTGCCTCTAAAGATTATGTTAGGCGTCTCTAAAGGCCAATTAGGGTGGTTAGGTGCATCCCTGAGAGATTGCCTATAATCAATTAAATCTTGAGTTGGATTCATGTCTGAAAGCATCATAAAGTCTGTGCGTTTTAATTCATTATCGCGCTGCCTTCGATAGTTCTTTGCCATCTCATCCAATTCATGTTGTGTGATTGGTGGTTGTGTTTCTTGATAATCAGGCCAATTAGATATTGGCTCATCATCTTCCACGTTAATACCTTGTCGGGTTTGTCTATGATAAAATATTTTAACCATTTTTTACTCTTTTATTGATGGTAAATTCTAAGGCTTCCAGCGGCTCCTGATCCATTTAAACCAGATCCACCGCCACCGGGGGCTGACCCAGATCCCCCAGCACCAGTTGCACCATTGCCAGAAAACGTCGAAACAGCACCAGTATTGTTAGCAGGCGTGCCACCGTAACTTCCCCAACCTTTCCCAGCACCAAACGTAATGCTGTAGTCGCTCTCAGGTCCTGCAGACACAGCACCAATTTGCTCACCCCAGAAGTTTCTGGAAGCAGTGGGGTTAGTGTTTTGTCTGGAACCAAAATTTGATCCAGTAGGAACTGTAACACTCGTAAGATTAGGAATCGAATTATTAGCTGAGAATTGAAAGTATGAGCCTTGAAGCCCAGTAGTCGATGTTATCGCTGTAGATGATTCAACATGAGCAGTCCTGTGTGCTATGGTGAGTGTGCTGAGTACATTTCCGCTTGATGAAAAAGTGAATGTACTTGCTCCAGCATTACCAGCTTGCCAACTAGCATTAGCAGACTGAGCAGCCCCTATTGTATAGGTTGATCCATTGAGACTTCCCGCTGATCCAATAATTACTAAGGCTTGACCGCCATCACCACCAAATTTCCAACTAGAATTTCCCTGATAATAACTGGAGTTCCCACCACCGCCACTACCAACTAATAACATCCAAACAATATCGTCAGCATCCAGACTATAAGTGCTTCTGTTAAATGTGCCTGATGTTGTTATGGTTGCGTTTGGGCTGGCAAAATTAGGTTCATAAGTTAGTCCAACGGGGGGCGGCTCACCTATGTCATTTGCGTAGAACATAGCTTTAGTGGTTGCGTCTACGCCTGTAAGGTTCTGTAAAGCTCTCGCTGTTGAGATTACATCAGTACCAGCAATCTCAAGGCTATTAACATTCACATTACCAGCAGCCGTTATATTGTTCGTTCCAAAACTTACATTCCCAGTGAACGTACCACCACCGAATGGGTTACCAGAAGGTCCAGTGGCACCCTGAGGACCAGTGTTTCCGGTCGCACCTTGCGACCCTGTAGGCCCCGCTGCACCTGTATTACCAGTGTTACCCTGAGGGCCTTGCGCCCCTTGTGGACCAGTAGCACCCTGAGGGCCTGTTGGGCCTTCATCACCTGTCGGTCCTTGAATACCCTGAGGTCCAGTTCCACCAGTTGCACCAGTGTTACCAGTTGGACCCTGTGGGCCTGTTGAGCCTTGAGGTCCAGTAGCACCCGTAGCACCGCGAAGGTTTACATAGCTTCCCCAAGACCCGTTAGGATTCTGGAATCGAAGGCTATACCCAGACCAACCATGTGATGGAGAAGGGCCTGTTGAACCTGTAGCTCCTGTAGAACCCGCTGGGCCTGTAGGACCAGTGCCACCTGTATTACCCTGTGGACCTTGAGAACCTGTAGAACCTGTTGGGCCAGTAGCACCCTGAGGGCCTGTAGCACCTCTGAGGTTTACATAGCTGCCCCAAGTGCCATTAGGGTTCTGGAACCTTAAACTGTATCCTGACCAAGCATGAGAGGGTGAAGGTCCAGTAGCACCCGTGGAACCTGTAGAACCTGTAGAGCCTGTCGGACCCTGTGGGCCTGTAGAACCTGTCGGGCCTTGCGGTCCGGTAGCTCCATCATCACCCGCTGGACCAGTAGCGCCCTGCGAGCCTGTCGGGCCAGTATTACCTTGTGGTCCTTGAGAACCTGTGGCTCCAGCCGCCCCTTGAGCGCCAGTAGCGCCTCGTAGGTTAGTATAGCTTCCCCATGTGCCATCGGCATTCTTAAATCTTAGGGAATAGCTAGACCAAGCATGGTCGGGAGCCGAACCTGTAGCGCCTGTGGCACCTGTCGGACCTGTAGCTCCAGCGGGGCCTGTTGGTCCAGCCGCACCTGTTGGGCCAGTTCCACCCGTAGCACCCTGAGGGCCTGTATTTCCTTGTGGACCCTGTGGGCCAGCCGCTCCTGTAGCACCAGTTGCACCTGTGGCACCCTGAGGGCCTGTAGCCCCGTCAGAACCGTTGGTTCCGTTAGTGCCTTTCTGTGCTACTTTCTGCCAGTAGGTTGTATTCGTTGTTGCTGTACCTGTTGGTACATCTTGTTTAGCAACGTATGTTTCACCGCTATGGTAAACGGCATCCTGAGACACATAGGTTGTCGAAGAACTCCAAGTTCCTTTCCATCCAATGCGTACTCGACCAATAGTTAATGTTCCCATTTTTACACCGTACTCACTGAAAGGTAACCGTCTGCATTGATCGTGAAATCATTGTCATCAGCATCACCGTAATATTCTATTTCAAGCTCACCATCTGCATTGATGTCGAACTTACCGAAAGCCAAACCAAGGGGCGTTGACCCCATGTTTCCTGTTGGTCCTTGTGAACCTGTTGGGCCTGTGGAACCTTGCGGTCCTTGAACGCCTGTAGCGCCAGTAGGGCCAGCATTTCCTTGTACGCCCTGAGGCCCTTGAGAGCCTGTTGGACCAGTGGAACCTGTTGGTCCTTGAGAGCCAGTTGCTCCAGTTGCTCCTTGGTCTCCTTGTACGCCCTGAGGCCCTTGAGAGCCTGTTGGACCCGTGGCACCTGTTGGTCCTTGAGAGCCAGTTGCTCCAGTTGCTCCTTGGTCACCTGTTGGACCTTGAGAACCTTGAGGCCCTGTCGCACCTGTATCGCCAGTGTCGCCTTGGGGGCCTGTTGGACCCGTGGGGCCTGTAGCACCTGTAGCACCATCCTGACCTGTTACGCCTTGTGGTCCTTGCGGTCCTGTGGAGCCTGTTGCACCTACTGGTCCATCGTCGCCTGTAGCGCCCGTAGCGCCTGTTGGCCCTGTAGCACCCGCTGCGCCTTGCGGCCCTGTCGGGCCGGTCGGACCTGCATCACCGTCAGCACCTTGAGCACCTGTGTTACCAGTAGAACCTTGCGGTCCTGATGGTCCTGTTGGGCCTATGTTACCTTGGGCACCTTGGGAGCCTGTATCGCCTGTCGCGCCTTGTGGGCCTTGAGGCCCAGTTGCGCCTGTAGCTCCCGTTGGCCCTTCATCACCTGTTGGACCAGCGGGGCCTGTATTACCAGCGGCCCCCTGTGGTCCTGTGTCACCAGTCGCGCCAATATTACCTTGTGGGCCATCTTGGCCCTGAGGGCCTTGAGAACCTGTCGGACCTTGCAAACCTGTTGGGCCTTGTAAGCCTGTCGGACCCGCTGGGCCTGTGGAGCCAGTAGCACCTGTAACGCCCTGTGGACCCCGTGGCCCTTCTGAACCGTCTGGGCCTTGTGGACCTGTAGAACCTGCGGGGCCTGTTGGACCTGTTGGTCCTTGTGGACCTTCTGATAGGAAGAACTCTAGGTTTCCTGTGCTGGGGTCATAGACGTTATATCCCGCTGACCCGTAGGGCAGGGAACTCATGCTGGTTGTTAGATTGTATAGCTGGTCACGAACACCTTGAGCGCCAGCTAAGATTGAAGCTCCAGAGTTATTCACAAAGCCTCTGGTTGCTACCTCATCATCAGCCTCAGGGTCACCAATGTTTGATAATCTGAAAGTCTTTGCATCCCAACGGCCTGTGGCATCGTTGAGTTCCATAGAGTTTTCAGCCCTGTCTCTAGCTTCTTCTGACAGGTAGATTGCTTGTTGTGTTGCTAGGTCTAAGTCAGCCTCGAAGAGAGTAGAGCCATCAGTAAAGTCCACGAGTGGTACTGTTGATGTAGACCGCTTAATAACGACCAAGCTGTTAAGGGCAGGGGCGGTATTAAATTGAATTGTTGAATCGTTAATAAATGTAAAGTCTGTCGAAACTACACCAGCTACAAGAACAACCACATTCGCACGAGCTATATAACTGAACGTGATAGAGTAGTCTGTGGTAGTACCATCAGCCGTGTACTTGACTATGGAGTCAGCCATGTCTTCTCCTAGAAATGAAAGACCCCGCCGAAGCGGGGCCTGTGGTTGTTATTGTGTGATTGAAAATTCTTTGACCTTTTGACTTTCAAGGTCTCTGGCTTCTTCGCTACCAGATCGAATTGCCTTGGTAATACCAGCATTCATTTGAACTGACTTATACAGTTCTGGATATTCAGAATATAATCTGTTTAGAGCTATGTCCTTATATCCCTGTATAATCTTGTTCAGAAATATAACCCTTGGGTCATCCGCTGGTTTTACAGGGCTTATAGCTGCAGCATCAGAAGCTTTCTTATAACCCGCTGATTTTATCTGCCGATCTAGTTCTTGGATTAGAGTTCTCTTGTTTACTCTTGTAGTTCCGATCAGTTCATTAAGACGCTGAAACACCACTGGTGGTATTTTAATATCAGCGACTTTTCTGGATGGACCTGAGAAAGCATAGTTGAGATTTCTAAGTTCCTTGTAAACATCCGCTGCTTGGTGTTCACCACTATCCACTTTCTTTTGACGAACAAAGCCTAGCATATACTCAGGAGTATCTACAGCTTCACCTGTCAGCCAATCGTGTTTAACTGCAGCATCATTTGCTCCATAAATCCTAGACTTAATCTTATCAGTCAAAGTTCTCAGGTCACGCATATGGTCATCTTGCATCTGGTTAGCCTGATACATGAGACCTGAATAAGGAACCATAGAAGCTGCTTTGTTTGTGAAGAAAGCTTCCCATTCCCAAGGTTTCGCATGACCGCTGAGTAAGTTCATAGTTTCAGTCATCGACATAACATAAGTCTTAGAAGCTACGTTATTTGCTACTGCAGCCGATATCATACCAAAGAGGTTCTCTAGCTCAAAGTCTGGAGCTTCTCTCGTGTACTCAGCCATCTCAGCAAAATCACCAATAATACCAAACAGCATACCATGTGGGTCTAGTTTCTTCAGTTCAATCCACTGAGGTTCTTCTGTAGTTCCAATATTTACAGAATATGGTTGCCAATCTGGGGAAGCATTCCAAAGCTTTGCTTTTTCCAAATCATCCTTAAAGCTAGGTCCACCACCTGTGATTTTACCAGACATAGCATAAGTATAAGCAAGGACGCTTATACCAGCCCCAAGAGCTTGTTGACCCCATACCATAGCTTTTTGATCTGGAGTTCCATTTCGTAACATCTCAAGCTGTCTACCAGCAAATAAACCTAAAGCTGGTACACGCTCAAAGGATACCCGCAAGATATTTGTGGGTGTCTGAATGAACGGTATGACCTGACGAAATAAAGGGAAACGATTAATCATATCCTGAACATTGCGAGAGAAAGTATCCTTGCGAAGCGGGGTGGTAAATGTAGCTTCCCTAGCTTCTTCCAGAGCTAACTTAGCCATTTCAGAGTTATGATTATAAGTTCCTAGATTGGTATTGATGAATGCATCTTTTGCTTCTGCATCATCTGAAACTCTACCAAGCTTCACCATTGCATCCCAACGTGATGCTAGGTCTTGCTTGTTTAATATAGCACCATCAACAGTCTCTGAGATGTAAGCATCCCTGCTTAGGAAACCCATATCATTTAGTTGAGCATCTGACAGTCTACTAGAGTTAGCCATTACCTTAGCTTTTAAACGAGACCTAAAGACAACTTGTTTAAAGAACTCGTCCTCTGCCTGAAGGAAGCGACCAGCACCTCGAACAAACTTACCTGCCATCCCACCAATGGTTCTACTTGCACCAGATTGATTGAAGTCAAACTTAGATGCAGTATCTAAAATACCATCCTCATTCTTAAACGAGCGAACAGCATCTGCTAACGAGCTACCTTTTCCATATCTGGAAACTGAAGCTAGATACCTAAGGCTGTCGAATAGCTCTGATGTCATATAGACATACTGCCTGAAGCCTTCTTCCATCTGTTGGGGGTTACCTGTAATAGCACCACCAACCATCCGCTGCGCTGGGCGTAAGAACATATTGATAGAGTTGGAACCAAGGTTCATCAGGTGTGTTCTAGGGCCTGAGAGAATAGAGTTTAACCACACTTCGTTGACAATACCCATCCATTTACGAGCACCTGCCTGACGAATAATCTCTGCAGTTCCTCTATTGTTACCCTTAGTAGCTTTAAGTCTTAGAGCAAGTTCCTGAACTTTCTTGGAACCACCGAATGCCTCTAGTCTATCAAGGGTGATATCATCAACCGCATCTGCAGTTCTAATTCTACCCGCTGATGTAGCTCTAGCACCTGCAGTCTGAACACCCTTCACACTTGCTTGAAGGTCCATGTGTAGGTCTGACAGATCCAACAGCTTACGCTCAAGGATTGTGTCTACGTTTCCACTAGCTTTAAGGTTTGATATCTGTTCAGCTACATTAGCAATCTCTCTAGTTACAGATTGCAGAACCATTTTACCCTTAACAACTTCAACAGCCATATTCCTAGAATTAAGTTCTAGTTTCTGCAGGTTGTTTCTCACCGCTATCGGGTCATCTACAAATTCAGAAAGACCCTCAAAAGCTTTAGTCTCTACTTCCTTCAAGGTCTGTGGTTTATCCAAGCCCATACGTTTCTTAACGCCTGACTTTTCTAATACGTTGTCCATCTCATCCATGAGCTTAACAGCGTCCATAGGACCATCCATCTTACTCCAGTTGAAAGCATCAGATGAAATGTCATCTAACGTGGCTGGAGTTAGTGGAGTTTTAGCTGCCCTAGCTGCTACTGCAGCATCAGAGAATTTCTTAGCCTGTATTATCTGAGAAGGTCTCTTGGGTAGCTTAGGCTGAGTAGTGGCTTAGGCTGAGTAGTGCCTACAGAGTCCACAGAGGCCACTACAGGAGCGGAAGGTATCTCTGGGGATGTAGGGGAGTCTGCAGTAGCTTTAGGCGCTGTAGGAGCCTTGCTGGGAGCTTTGAACGCATCGTCTGGATTTATATCTGGTGGGTTGTTCTGCTTGCTAAATTGAGCAGCTTCTTCTTCCAGTGAAAGTTTAGGTTTAGGCTGAAAGACTTCCTCTGCACTTATCTCAGGTTTGTTATTGGCCTTCTGAAATGCTGCGGCTTCTTGTTCTAATTTAGTTAGTTCTTTTGCTTCCGCTTCGATCCCCTGCGCTTCGTCGAGGGTTTCTTTGGATATTTCGCCATTAGTATTTAACTCCTGTTGAGCCTTGTTTTTAACCTTAGCAAACCGGATCAGTATAGCTGCAGCATCGAATGGCATACCTATCAGAGTGCCAGTTCCAGCATTCTTCAGTCTGTTCATCCAATCGTTTTCATCGTCGTTAGCTAAGATTTCTGTAGTTATCTCATGGCTAATCCCGAATTGCTCATCAAGCATTCTAACTAGGTTTGCTGTGTCAGGGTCAAATGCTACTGCATCAGCAATAGCACCAGTTGCCATACCACCACCAATAGACTTGAATGGCTTCAGTCCAGTAAGCTTACCAGCACCAACCATACCAGCGAGAAACTGTGTAATACCTTCAGTGAAACCACCAACCATTGTAGATCGTTCATTAGGGATAAGACCCATTGATACGTTCTCTGGTGTTATGACTTCTGCAATTTCCTGTAGGTTTGCGGGTCTATTACCCTCTTCAAAGTTCTCTGCTAAATACTTGGCGTAGGTCTCTTTGTTACCAATCATCGGTAGAAGGTCTAACCCACCAACACCATCCCGATCAACACGGTGTATAATGGTTTCATCGCCAACTAAGTCGGACGCACCTTCCATTAAATCACCAACGAACTGTGTGGTTTCTCTTACAGCGTTTGTTATACCTGCAGGGATAGACTTTAGTACGTCTTTAAACATACCGTCTGCATCGGATTCCGGTTTTACATCTGGTGTTGTTACGGGGGGCTGGTATGTACCTTTAAGAACAGCTAACGCGCTGCCCTCACCATACCTACTATCAAAATCTGAAACCAGATCCCTATTTTTTAGAAGCCATGCTCTGGCTTTTTCTGTGTCTTTAATCACATCTACCATGATAGCTTCCTATTAAAAATCTTGTTGGTTTATATCGCGTGAAGGGTCTAAGGATTCTTCTAATCCCC